AATTCAAACAGAAGAATATTCTCATATGTTTGATTTAACTATAAATTCTGATGACCATAGATTTTATACAGGTAATATATTATCACATAATACAACCACAGCAGTTGCATATCTTTTATGGACTATATTATTCCAAGACGCACAGACGATTGCTATTCTTGCCAATCGTGGTGATACTGCTCGTAAAATTCTACAAAAACTTCAGTTGGCCTATGAAAATTTACCTATGTGGCTACAACAAGGTGTTGTGGAATGGAACAAAGGTCGTATTGAATTAGAAAATAAATCGGTTATTATAGCAGACTCAACATCTTCATCAGCGGCTCGTTCAGGTTCTTTTAACATTGTGTTCTTAGACGAATTTGCTTTCGTGCCTTCAAATATTGCCTACGAATTCTTTACTTCTGTTTATCCTGTGATTACTGCTGGTACAAAAACAAAGATTTTAATTGTATCTACACCAAACGGTATGAATCTTTTCTACAAGATTTGGCAAGACGCACTGAATAAAAAGAACAATTATGTACCATTTGAAATTCATTGGTCGCAAGTTCCTGGTCGTGATGAGGCTTGGAAAGAAGAAACAATTCGTAATACTTCAGAAAGGCAGTTTGACCAAGAATTTAATACCACGTTCTTAGGTTCTTCAAATACTTTAATATCTGGTAAAAAATTACAAGAAATAAGTTATGTGGATGCTATTGCTGAACATGATGAGTTAATGATATTTGAACATCCAATCAAAGAAATTGAAGATGAGCCCACAAAAGACAATTTATATTGTATTACCGTAGACGTTTCAGAAGGTCGTAATCTAGACTGTTCTGCTTTTAATGTGATTAATATTTCCACTACTCCTTATAAACAGGTAGCAAGATACAAAAGTTCTACTGTGTCACCTATGTTATTACCAACTCATGTATATAATGCGGCAAAGTATTATAATGACGCATATATTCTCGTTGAGATTAATAACAATCCACAAGTTGCTGACATTTTACACCAAGACTTTGAGTATGAAAATCTTTGGAAAGTGTATACGGGTAATAAAAAACCACAAAAATTATCAGAAGGTTTTCAAAGAGGCACACAAATGGGTCTCAAAATGTCACCTCAAGTCAAACGAATTGGTTGTGCCAATTTAAAAACTTTGATTGAAGGTAACAAATTACTTGTAAATGACTTTGATACCTATTCAGAATTAACTACTTTTGTTTCACAGAAAAATTCTTTCTCTGCCGAATCTGATGCCAATGATGATTTGGTGATGAGTTTGGTCATGTTTTCATGGGTAACATCACAAGATTATTTCAAAAAAATTGTCAATCACGATATTCGTAAGCAGATTCAATTAGAAAATATGAATCAGGAATTTGAAGAAGTATTGCCTGCACCAGTCATAGATAATGGTTTAGATGTACCTTTTGACTTGATTGATGGTGATTTATGGGAAAAAGCAGGTAGTGGTGAAGTTTATGCTAATTATTTTAGAGAAATGAAAAGATAAAACTCTAAATAACCGCTTTCATAAATATATTCATAGTAATCTAGTTGCCAAACATTCATAACATAATATTTTAAGGAGAACACAAATGGCATATTCAATCTCTCCAGGTGTTTCAGTATCGGAAGTTGATTTAACGACTGTAGTTCCGGCCGTACTGACAACAGCAGGTGCTTTTGCAGGAGCTTTTAGATGGGGTCCAGCAAATAAAAGAGTTTTAATTACCAATGAAACACAAATGGTAAGTACTTTTTTTAGTCCAGATACAAATACAGCAGTTTCTTTTTTTACTGCTGCATCTTTCTTAGCATATGGTAATAATTTAACAATCGTTAGACCAATTGGTCCTAATCATAAAAATTCTTCCGCTAACGCTAATGCTTCTATTGCAATTGCAAATGAAGATACGTTTGAATATAGTTATTTAAATACCACAACTAATGCAAACATTGCTGGTCCTTTTATAGCTCGTTATCCTGGCGCTTTAGGTAATTCATTAACAGTTTCAATAGTTGATGCAAATACATACTCAAATACATGGAATGTAAATGGTGTAGGTCTTGCTACAAGAATTCCTGTTGCTCCTAATACTTCTATTCAAGCAGCTGGTGCTGGTGCTTTATACGACCAAGTTCACGTTGTAGTTGTGGATACTGGTGGTTTATTTACAGGCGCAAAAAATACTATTTTAGAAGTGTTTCCGTTTTTATCTAAAGGAGCGGATGTTGATGATTCTTTAGGAAACTCAAATTATTACAAAAATTATATTTTCAGAAATTCAAAATATATTTACGCTATGGATCCACCAAATTATGCAAACACATCCACAACTTGGGGATTAAATGCAACAAATATAAATTTTGCTAATTTAACAAGCGTACAGACAATTACTTTAGGTGGTGGTGCTGATTCTAATATTTTAGACGCAAATACACAAACTGCATATAGTTATTTTACTAACGCAGACGAAACAAATATTAATTTGGTTATTTCTGGCGATGCTTCTGTTGCAACTCAACAGTATATTATTGATAATATTGCAAATCAACGTCAAGATTGTTTAGCGTTTGTTTCACCGCCTTCATCCTCTGTTGTTAATCAACCAGGTAATGAAAGTGCTAATATTACAACTTGGTTGAATCAACTAGCTCGTTCAACATCTTACGCTGTTGCTGATTCTGGTTGGAAATATATGTTTGATAAATTTAATAATGCATATCGTTGGATACCTTTAAATGGTGACATAGCAGGTCTATGTGCGTATACCGATGCCGTTCGTGACCCATGGTATTCACCAGCTGGTTACAATCGTGGTAATTTAAGAAATGTCGTTAAATTGGCATGGAATCCAAATAAAACTTATCGTGATGTCCTTTATGGCCAAGGTGTTAATCCTGTTGTAACATTCCCAGGACAAGGTACCGTATTATTTGGCGATAAGACATTGTTAAGTCAACCATCAGCCTTTGACCGTATTAATGTTCGCAGATTATTCTTAACTTTAGAAAAGTCAATTGCAGCTGCATCTAAATTTTCTTTATTTGAATTTAATGATGTGACAACAAGAAATCAATTTATTGCTCTTGTTACACCTTTCTTGAGACAAGTTCAGGCACGCCGTGGTATCTATAATTTCCGTGTTGTTTGTGATGGTACAAATAATCCACAACAAGTTGTTGATTCTAATCAATTTGTTGGTGATATTTACATTCAGCCTGCTCGTTCTGTTAACTTTATTCAGTTGAATTTTGTTGCTGTAAGAACTGGCGTAGACTTCCAGACTATTGTTCAGAATGCTTGATAAATAAAAATAACAGGAGAAAAAAATGGCATTTAATGTATCTCAATTTAGGTCAAATTTATTATTTGACGGCGCTCGTCCAAACCTTTTTGAAGTTAATTTAGGTTTTCCGTCAGTAGTAACTGATGGTACAACATCAGGACAAAAAGCCTTATTCATGGCCAAAGCAGCACAATTACCTGGTTCTTCAATAGGTACTGTGCCAATGTATTATTTTGGTCGTGAATTAAAGATGGCAGGTAATAGAACATTTACTGATTGGACAGTAACGATTATTAACGATGAAGATTTTGCAATTCGTAATTCTTTAGAAGTTTGGTTAGGTAAAATTAATAGTCACGCAGGTAATATTCGTGCGGCTACTACAAATACACCTTTAGGTTACACAGCCGATTCTTCCGTAGTTCAATACGGTAAAGATGGTTCCATATTAAAACAAATTAATATGGTTGGTATGTTTCCAATAGATATTTCACCAATTGATTTAGGTTGGGACCAAAATGATTCTATTGAAGAATATCAAGTAACATTTGCATACCAATACTGGACTTCAGACGTTACAGATTCCTAATTTGTATTTTTTATATGAGAGGGTCTCGGCCCTCTCTTATGTTTTTTTGAATTGAAATGGAATAGATAATATGGCAAATAACAATAAATTTTCACTCTTTGGTTTTAGCATCTCCCGTGAAAAAGCGGAAGATGACCAAAAGGTTCAACAATCATTTTCTCCTCCAAACAATGATGATGGCGCCTTAACCATTACCTCTGCGGCTTATTATGGAACATATGTTGACCTTGATGGTACCGCTAAGAATGAGGTTGAATTAATTTCTCGTTATCGTGAAATGGCCATGCAACCTGAAATTGAATCTGCTATTGATGATATTATCAATGAAGCAATTTGTACCGATGATGATGGTAAAAATATTCAAATTGTTTTAGATGATTTACAACAACCAGACAAAATCAAAAAAGCAATCAAGACAGAATTTAATAACATTCTAAAATTACTCAATTATAGTAACCTAGCACAAGACATTTTTCGTAGATGGTATGTAGACGGTAGAATGTATTACCATATCATTATTGACCGTGAAAATCCAGTTCAAGGTATCCGTGAGTTACGTTACATTGACCCACGCAAGTTGAAAAAAGTTCGTGAAATCAAAAAGAAAAAAGATGAACGTACCGGCGTTGAGGTAATGAACATTATTAATGAATACTATATCTATAATGATAAAGTGGTAACTGGTGGTTCTTCTAACTTTGGTCCTGTAGGTGTTCGTATTACAACAGATTCTATCATCTCCGTTGTATCAGGACTCATGGATTCACGCCGTGCTGTAGTTCTATCATATCTACACAAAGCAATCAAACCACTCAACCAGTTGCGTATGATTGAAGATGCAACGGTTATCTATCGTATTTCTAGAGCACCCGAGCGTAGAATCTTTTATATTGACGTAGGTAATTTGCCTAAATTAAAAGCAGAACAATATCTCCGTGATATTATGGTGAAGTATAAGAACAAATTAGTATACGATGCCAACACAGGTGAAGTTCGTGATGACCGTAAATTTATGTCTATGATGGAAGACTTTTGGTTACCTCGTAGAGAAGGTGGCAAAGGTACAGAGATTACAACATTACCTGGTGCACAAAACTTAGGTGAATTAGAAGATGTCAAATACTTTGAAAAGAAATTATATAAAGCGTTATGTGTTCCTGTTTCTCGTTTAAATCCAGAAAGTTCTGGTTTTTCATTAGGTCGTACCAATGAGATTACCCGTGATGAATTAAAGTTTGCTAAGTTTGTAGATAGACTTAGAAATAAATTTGCTGATATATTTGACCAAGCACTTCGTGTTCAATGTGTATTAAAAGGTATTTGTACCGATGATGAGTGGTTAGATATCCGTGAACACGTTTATTATGATTTCATCAAAGACAATAACTTCACAGAACTCAAAGATGCTGAATTAATGAAAGAAAGATTGGCATTGTTAGAACAAGTTGACCCGTATACCGGTCGTTACTTCTCACAAGCGTGGATACAAAGACAAGTATTACGTTTAACTGATGACCAAATTAAAGAAATGCAATCAGAGATTGATGAAGAAAAAGAAAATGGATTAGGAATGCCTAATCAAGTCATGAACAACGTGGCACAACAATCTATGATGAATCAACTTCCTACGCCGCCAGATGAAAGCGAACAGGCAGACGAATAAATTTGTATTATAAATATCATATAACACACCTTAATTGGAGAAAAAAATGGCAGATTATTCAACAAAACAAATTATTGATTACGCATATGATGACGAAGGCGTAGAATTCCGCAAAGCATTATACGCATCAATTCATGACAAAGTTGCAGCAGCAATTGAAGCAAAGAAACAAGAAGTTGCTGAAAATTTACTTGGTCTGAATGATAATGAAGAAGAAGAATTTGATGGCGAAGAAGAACAAGAAGAAGTTACAATGGAAGAAGAAGTTGAAGAATTGGACGAGATGGATAGTTATCCACATCCAGATAGTAAAGAGGGCAAAGAATTATTAAAAATGAAGATGAAAAAAAAGTCTGAGAAACATTCAAAAGATTTAAAAATGCCGTCCGCTAAAGAAACCTTAGGTAATCTCTCTAAATCATTTAGTAAAATGAAGTAAGAACTAAAACAGATGAAATTATTTTCCAATTTTCGTCAGCAATTAGATGAGGCTAAAGGTAAAAAAAATTCCAAAACTTCATCTTTACCGGCAGTATTAGTGATGAAAAGACAGTCAATGAGACAGTATCCAGGTAACAAAACGATTGCTTTATATTATATTAGTGCAATAGATAAATATGTTACCATTCCATATAATATGGATGAAATATTAGGCGTAACAGAAGAAAACAATTTAGGATAAAGAATGCCAAATAAATTTACATATCAAGTATTGAGAGATACAACAACCGATGCGGTTATTAAGATAACAGGCCAGTTTGATGGTTCCGGCCAAGAATCAAACAATGTTCGCATCGTTGCAAATTCTTTATATGGTGCTTTGGCAACCAATGGTTTCCCTGTAGTAAACACAGCAGGTTTCATAGCAAATACTACTTTACCATATTACAACATTCAATTAACTGCTTGTCAATATTTCGTAAACATGGGAACTGGAAATCCTCCTGGTGCCGTTGAAGTTTTTTGGGCTGGCGATGTTGCCGCAAACAATGCTACCATTTTCTATCTAAATGGTAATGGCGAATTTGGTAGTCAACAAAATCCTGCTATTCTAAACAACTCACCAAAATCAAATGGTAATATAGGTATTATTACTTACGGTGCGACTGCAAATACAGCATACACAATTATGATTTCTCTCCGTAAAGATAACGCATACTACCAACGTGGTCAGTTTAATGACCCTGCCGCATTTAATTACGGCCTATATTCAGGCAAACCATAATAACGGAACAATAATGAAACTTATTAAAGAAATCCAAGAAACAGTTCATTATGAAATGATTGAGGAATCTAGTGGCAAAAAATCTTTATTCATTGAAGGTCCTTTTTTAGTTTCCGAAAAAAAGAATAAAAATGGTCGTTTGTACGAATACGACACTATGAAAAAAGAAGTTGCTCGTTATTCAGAAGAATATATAAACAAAAATCGTGCTTTTGGAGAATTAGGTCATCCTGAAACTCCTACTATCAATCTTGACCGTGTGTCTCATATGATTGTATCTTTAAGTGAAGATGGTAATCAATGGATTGGTAAAGCAAAAATTTTAGATACACCAATGGGAACAATCGCAAAACAATTAATTGAAGGCGGTGCTCAGTTAGGCGTATCATCAAGAGGCATGGGTTCATTGAAAAACATTAACGGTGTTAATGTTGTTCAGAACGATTTTTATCTAGCCACAGCGGCAGATATTGTAGCAGACCCTTCTGCGCCTGGAGCATTTGTTCAAGGCATTATGGAAGGCAAAGAGTGGATGTTAGTCAATGGCGTATGGACTGAACAATATGTTGAAGAAGCTAAAAAAGAAATTAAACAAGCTTCCAGAAAAGATATTGAATCGGTAAGTTTACGCATTTTTGAAAACTTCATCAAACGTTTATAAAAAACTTTAATTATAAATATCCAATATAAATCAAGGAGATTTTCAAAATGTCATCAAAATTTAATTTATCTGACGCTGCCAAAGAAATTTTAAGCGAAGGTTCAAAAGAAACCTTTGATAGTAATATCGCTTCAAAAAAAGGTCAACGTGAATTAACTAATCCCGATAAAGTTGGTGTTAGTCGTATAGATTCCAAAACTGCATACGGTACAAACGATGCTGGTAAAATTGGCGATTCACCAAATGATGTTAACGATCCGTTACCAGATTATTTCAAAGGTACTAAAACAGCAACTCCTCCAGGTGCAACACCTCCTGTAGGTTGTGAACCAATGAAAACATTGCCACGTCAACCAGGTCAAGAAAAAGCAGGTGACGTTGATAAACCAGGCGAGATGGGTTCATATCAAAATGTAGAAACCCCTTATGAAAAAATTCGTGACCGTGCAGTTCACAAATTACCAACAAACACATGGCAAAAAAATGCAAATGCTAATTTTCAATCTTATGGTGGTCAAAGTGAAGAAACTGAATTTGATGACGAAGAAACAATTTCTGAAGAAGGAATGAAAATGGAAAAAAAGAAAATGATGCAAGATAAGATGAAAGAAAAAATGAAAGAAGATATTGATGCTCTTTTATCTGGCGAAAATCTTTCTGAAGAATTTGTTAATAAAGCCACTACAATTTTTGAAGCAGCTGTTATTGCTCGTGCAGAAGAAGTTATTGCCGAAGCAGAACAAGAATTAGTAGAAGAATTTGAAATTGCCGTAGAGCAAATTAAAGAAGAATTAGCATCTAAAGTTGATGACTATCTTAACTATATGGTAGAAGAATGGATGCAAGAAAACCAATTAGCAGTTGAATCTGGTTTGCGTTCTGAAGTAACTGAAGATTTTATTAATGGTCTGCGTGATTTATTTGTTGAACACTATATTGACATTCCTGAAGATAAGGTTGATGTCGTTGAAGGTTTAAGTGCTAAAGTTGAAGAACTTGAGGATGCATTAAATGAACAAATTCATCGTGGTATCCAATTATCTAAAGAATTAAACGAACAGAAAAAAATTGAGGCTATCTACACAGCGTGTGAAGGCCTGTCGCAAACCCAAGTAGAAAAATTAAAATCGCTCGCAGAGAACGTAGAATTTACTACTGAAGAAGAATTTGTAGAAAAGTTGGAAGTAATAAGAGAATCTTATTTTTCTTCTAACGTAAAATCTGCTGATAATTCTGCACTGGATGATGAAGTTGAAATTGAAGAAGAAAAAGTAAAATATAAATCTTCTGATAATTTAATGGAAGCATATTCACAAGCAATTTCTAAAACTTTGGTAAAATAAATAAATTACCAAAATAAAAATACAAAAAACAAGGAGATTTAAATGTATTTAACAGAAGAACTACAACAAAAATGGCAGCCAGTTCTGGATCATCCAGAATTAGAGTCCATCAAAGACCCATACAAGAAAGCAGTTACTGCACTTGTTTTGGAAAATCAACAGCAAGCTATGTCTCAAGACCGTCAGTCATTGAACGAAGTTAGCACAACAGTTCCAACAAACGTAACTGGCGCTAACATTTCTAACTTTGACCCAATCTTGATTTCTTTAGTTCGCCGTGCATTACCTAACTTAATCGCTTATGACGTTGCTGGTGTTCAGCCAATGACAGGTCCTACAGGATTAATTTTTGCAATGCGTGCTCGTTATGCTACACAAACAGGTACTGAAGCTTTCTACAACGAAGCAAATACAATGTTCTCTGGTGTTGGTTCTGCTGGTAACCCATACGGTTTCCAAGGTACAACTACAACAGATACAGCAAATAACTTTGCTAACGTTACTTCAGGTGCTACCACTTCTGGTATCGGCATGACAACCTCAGCTGCTGAACAGTTAGGTTCTACAGATACTTCAGGTGCTAACGCTTTCCCACAGATGGCATTCTCAATTGAGAAAGTTACTGTAACTGCACAAAGCCGTGCTTTAAAGGCAGAGTATTCTTTAGAATTAGCACAAGACTTAAAAGCAATTCATGGTCTTGACGCTGAAACAGAATTGTCAAACATTCTTTCTACAGAAATTCTTGCTGAAATTAACCGTGAAGTTATTCGTACAATCTATACTTGTGCTGTTGCTGGTGCTCAGTATGGTACAACAACTTCTGGTTATTTTGACTTAGATACAGACTCAAACGGTCGTTGGTCAGTTGAGCGTTTCAAAGGTTTGATTTTCCAAATTGAACGTGATGCAAACGTTATTGCTAAACAGACTCGTAGAGGTAAAGGTAATGTTCTTATCGTTTCTTCTGACGTTGCTTCTGCTATGGCAATGGCTGGTGTATTATCTTATACTCCTGCTTTACAAACTGACTTGCAAGTAGATGATACAGGTAATACATTTGCTGGTATGTTACATGGTCGTATCAAGGTTTACATTGACCCATATTTTGGTGGTTATACTTCTAACCAAGAGTTAGTAACAATTGGTTACAAAGGTTCTTCACCATACGATGCTGGTTTGTTCTATTGCCCATACGTTCCATTACAAATGGTTCGTGCAGTAGACCAGTTCACTTTCCAACCAAAAATTGGTTTCAAGACTCGTTACGGCATGGTTGCAAATCCATTCGCACAAGGCTTAGGTACTTCCAATTTAGGTCAGTTGACTGCTCGTACTAACGTTTACTACCGTATTTTTGGTGTTCGTAACTTAATGTAATTGATGTTTGCTTCAGCGTAAAGCAATACTTTATTATTTAAAAGACCTCTTCGGAGGTCTTTTTTTTATCACCTAAATACCTATATGAGCGCACTTAAAAATACACCACAAAATACCAATCCATTACAACCAACCAAATACCTATTGTCTTTAGATAGAATTGGTTCTGTAAAGTATTTTTGTCAAGAGATTAATATACCAGGAATGTCTTTACCTGAAATTAAAATTGCAACTCCTTTCTTAGATATGAGCTCTCCCGGTACCAAATTAAATTATAACACATTATCCATTTCTTGGATAGTAGACGGTTCGTTAGATTCATGGAAACAAATATACTTGTGGATGTATTCTATTGCTTCACCAAAAGGTTATGGTGAAAGAAATCGTCTGTCACAAAAACAAAATGCATACAAACCATTAAATCAAACACATCCAATTAATCCTTTTTCAGATGGTATTTTGACAGTATTATCAGGATTAAACAATCCGGTATTAAAAATTCAATTTTATGATTTATTTCCTACCAGTTTATCTGATATCAATTTTGATGTGAAACAATC